CGTACCAAGACCATTGATTCCAAGGACAAAAGAATTTAACCAAAACAGCTTTATCGGCGGCCATAAGATGATCCGTTGCGTAAAGTGAGGGTAATGCGTTAAGAATTGCTTTCGTTAATAGCTTCATATTATCCTCTTTTCCTGTATTCTTTATTACTAACCAGCTTAACATTACTAAGGCTAAAATTTCTTTTAAGATAATCGATAGCGAAAGCGGTTGCGCTTTCTATAGTTTTTTCAGCGGTTGTAACGTCAACAGTATAAATACAGCTTTTAGTCCTTACTTTCATTTCAAACAAACCAAGCCATAGTCTCATTTTTGGATTTTTGACTTCTAAGATAGTTGCTACATTTGATCTCATTACTTTTCCTCCGATGCTTTTACATACTCTAATAATTGATTAACCATGCACTACATTACATAACAAATATAACAAATGCAAGAACTAATGTATAAAATATGTCTTACCTTAAAAATAATTTTAAGGGTATATTCTTAATATGAAAAAACGAGGGAGATAGCCAGATGGCCGAAGATAATACTTTAAATGTCGAAGTTGAGCAGGACGTTCAAGCTACTGAGCCAGTAGGCGATGTAGATTACAAGGCACTCTATTATGAGGAAATTCAAGGACGTAAAAAAGAACGCGGAAAACGTCAGGGGCTTGAATCGGAACTCGACAAAGTAAAGTCGAAGGCCGATGAAGAGCGCCAATTAAAGATGATCGCGGAAGGTAAAAAAGATGACGTCATTTCAGAACAAACCGACAAGCTGAAGAAATACGAGGCTCGTCTTGCTGAATATGATAAACAGGAATCCGCACAGCGTGAAGTTTTGCTTGAGAATATCCCCGAAGATGAAAGAGTGCATTATGATAAAATGGATTTAATTCAACTCCAGCATTTTGTTGGCAAAGACCAAACCGCATCTACCTCGAATCCGCCGCAGGCGGTTCAAGGCCGAAGCAATGTTAATTTAGACCTCGACAGTTTTATGGATCAACCCGTAGGCAAGCAGAGGAGTAGTTACAAGGAATTGGTTAAACAGTACGCCACAAAAAGCCGGAACAAAGCATAAAGGAATAGATTATGGCAACACCATCTGGAACAGTATTTGATACCGGTGTAACCCAATATTTTATCCCAGAACTTTGGGGAGATGTTATATATAAATACTTCGAGGAACGTCTTGTTTTCAAGAATCTAATCGAAGATTATTCATCTCTCGTACAAGGCAAGGGTAAGATTATTCACATACCTGAGATTGCAAAAATGACAGCCGCCAGTTTAACGGACGGCGCGGCAGTTTCGTATGTGGCACCAGCCGAGACTGAAACACAATTAACCGTGGATCAGCATTACTATAGCGCTAAAATGTTTACTGACGTTTTACAAGTTCAATCGAATTACGATTTGCTATCTAACATGGCGTTTTCATAGGCGACTATGATTATTATTATTGCGGAATTAAGCGGGAAACCTAAATGCGAAAGCACAAGGCAATCCGAACCGAAGGCCACGCGAAGCATGGTCAGGGGCAGAGCATAGCTGATGAAAAGATATAATTCAGCCACGAGTCCGCGACAACTCAAACGAGTTGAAAAGATATGCCGATACTCCGTAGAAATGCGGAGATGTGGGATAAAAAGCCTACAATAACATTTGATCTCAGTATGCAAAAGCTATGGGTTATAGCTTGGCTAAACAGGTTGACTCTTCGATTGCGGCAAAATTAATTACCGTTAATCAAGGCGCAACTTTAACCACGGACGACCAAATGACGGCCGCAGAATTTGAAGCGGCTTTGGCAAACCTTGGCGAAAACGACATTGATTATACGTCTGGCGACGTATACTTTGTTGTAAACCCGACGCTATACGCCGACATGATTAACCCGGCAGGAACATTCGGTGCAAGTTTTATCCGCGCCGACATTGCTGGTTTTAATGCCGACAATAGCCCGATACACTCTGGACAGGTTGGACAATTAATGGGAATGCCCGTTTTCATGTCCAATAGTTTGTCGTCCGGCGGCACAAATGTAAGTGCTGTGATTTTCCACAGATCGGCTTGCGCGATTGCAGTTCAACAGGCTGTCGATGTTGTCGAACAGTACGACGTCGATTATCTTGGAACCAAGGTCGTAGCTCATACGCTCTGGGGCGTTCAGATATTAGATGATTCCGATAATTATAGGGGTTATAAATTCACTAACGCAAGTTAATAGATAATTAGCTGAAAGATCGGGGTCGGTCTATCCGGCCCCGATATGAAAATTATGAGAAAATTTAAATGGCCCAATGAGGACGAAGAGTTTGAAGTTGATGATTCAACGGATGGCGGTAAAGATACTTGTTCGGATTTATTGGTAAATGGCGCCGTAGAAGTCAAGTCGAAAAAAGTTAAAAAGCCCGATATGTCATGGAAAATAAATGATATTCGGGAGCATTTATCTGATAACGATGTTGACTACAAACGGGGAGACAGCAAAGCAGAATTGTTAGCGCGTCTATAAGCGATTAATTCGGCCTGTTCATGGACACGTCAAGTCCTTCACTGGCGCCCTACTAAACTATAGGGGATAAAATGGCAAATATACATAAATTTAGCACAGCAGAGGCGCTAAATATAGTCGCACAAAGGGCGGCAATTAGGGTAACCCCCACAATTACGGGCGTCCAATATTCAAGTAATGACATATTATTTGATACGACAGAAATTCCAAACGCTGTAGCTTATCCGGGGGGAGCTTCAAAACTAATCAACATAACGATAAACTCGAAATCGTCGAGTTTATTTGATATTATACTCTGGTTTTTTCAGGTTAATCAAAGTGCTGGTACAGTAAATGCCGCATGGAATATGAGCGACAGCGATTTTGCCACGGCTAAACACCTTGGCTGTATATCTGTTGATGCCAATAATTTGCAACAGAACCCCGGCGGCGGTAGAGTATATACCATAATGCAGGGATATAAGGCATTCACGGGAGCCACAAAAACATATCCACAATTACCTTTAATGTTGCAGGCGGCATCTGGATCGTCCAGCGTATATGTTGCGGCAAAAATAACAAGTGAAAACGATCCGGGGAATACAACCCCATCTTTTAGCGCTGGCGATATTGAATTAGTTTTTGGAATAGATTTGTAATAGGAGAATATAATGGCAGATTTACACAAAAGATCGGTACAGGAAGCGGTTAATTTATCAGTTGGCGGAGCTTGGACGGTCGCAACGCCTGCAACGCATGGCGGAACGTCTAACACAAACACAATACATTATAGCGTTAATGGGGCCACATCACAGGTCGCGGTTTACAGTTCGGAAGAGTTGTATTTTAACTTTTCAGCTACTACAACGGATGTTACGCTCGCTAATGATATGATATTACCAGCGGGAACGATTATATTTATTACCGTACCGCGAGGATTGGGGGCGACAATATATTTTAATCATTTAGGTAAGGGGTCTGCGGCTACAGTGCGGATCGTGGAGATATAATATGTTACACGGAGTTCAAGCGCAACAAGTAGGAGCCAACTTATCAGCGGGGGGAACTGTTGGCGGTAATCTTTTAGTATCGGGCAATCTTGCAGTAACGGGTGACGCGTCGATCAATTTATCGGCGGTCGTTTCAAACTCAACAATATTAGACGTTACGGGAACGGAGGCTTTTCTCGTCCGTAAAAATAGCGATGGCGGTGACGTCTTTACTATTGATACAACTAATAGCAATGTTAAGCTGGCCGCAACCGGGAAATTATATCTTGATGGCGGGGGTAATACTTATTTATATGAAGTATCCGCGGACAAAGTTGATCTTGTTGTTGGCGGTGTAACGGTTTTAGAAGTATCGGAAGGCGGGGGCGGAGCCTCAGACTATGTAGCTATCCAAGCGGCTAATAAACTTTATTTTGACGGTGGAGCTGATACATACATCCAAGAATCCGGCGCAGATGTATTAGACATTTATGTCGGTGGTGCTAATATGATTAAGCTCACCGAATCATCAACTGATACGGTATTAATTACAGGCGATTTAACGGTTGGAGTTGACGGCACAGGTCACGACGTAAAGCTCTTTGGCGATACTTCTGGCGCATATATGCTCTGGGATCAAAGCGAAGACGATTTAGTATTGGCCGGAGCGGCTGGCATTGACTTGGCCGGGGATATTGATGTTGATGGAACTGCTAATTTAGATGCGGTTGACATAGACGGAGCGGTACAAATTGACGCTACTTTCACAAGCGGCGTTGATGGACAGGGATATGACACAAAGTTTTTCGGAGATACCTCCGGCGCTTACATGATGTGGGATACTTCCGAAGATGATTTAATATTTGTAGGCGCGGCAGGGATTGATTTAGCTGGCGACTTAGATGTTGACGGCACTACAAACTTAGATAATACCGACATTGACGGGACAGTAAATATCTCTGGATTAACAACAGTGCAAACTGGCATAGTGCCGGACGCGCAGGATGGAGCGTATTTAGGGACGTCTTCATTACAATGGAGCGATTTATTTTTAGCAGATGCGGCTGTTGTTGCTTTTGGTGACGACGGCGAGGTTACTTTAACCCATGTTCATAATACTGGCTTATTATTGACTGATGATTCTGGAATAGGCACAACTC